TGTAGTGTCTCCACCTTCAACAGCTAAAGCAATAACATTATCATACCAATTAGATTCAAATAAAATTTCAGTAATTGTAGCGTAAATAGGTCTATTTGCAGTACATCCACCAACATTTACTTGAGAAGCTAAAGCTCTAACTGATAATGGAGTTTGTGCTACTGAATCTGGAGTCATTGATAATGTGAATGCACCAGTCATTGAAGCTTTTGGAACTTCAACTTGTAATGTACCAATTCTATTTGTTGTAGAATCAGAACTACATAATTGAGCCTCCATAACTAATCTTATTGTACTTGGTAACATATCAGCATAAACAGTGATTTGTCTAGCAGCAGCATCGTTAGCATAATATCTTACACATACATTTCCATTGTAACTTGTGTTACTCATAGTGAATGAACTTCCTGTAAATTCTACTCTTTCAACATTATCATCTTTATCAGTTACCCAACCATATAAAGTTGTTCCAGAAATTGTTAATGGAGTTCCTGCTACATTACCAGCACCGTTTTCAACTGTAACTGTTTCAGTAGTCCAAACATCAGCTCCTGTAGTTATATCAGAACCAACATTTAATGCTAAGTAATTTAATGAGAATTGAGCTTCATTAATAGTAATGTTCATTTCAGCAGTATGATAATAAATATATTGTAATTGGTTTCCTTGTCCAGCTCTTACATCAGTATTTGATAAAGTTGTTTCTATTGAACTGTCCATTAAAGTAGTACCAGTAAATAATAAATTATCATCTGAGTCATAACCATATACATTTGCTGTACTTACTAAAAACTTTTTCATAACTTTTCCTCCTTCATTTATTTTTGGCTATTGATTAGCCGAATCTATTTTATGGTGCATTGCTTCTGTATCAACTTTAACGTCGGCATATTTATCAGATTTTGTTAAATCTGCCATCCAGTGTTTAATTTGATTTTCATCTTTAAATTTAACCATACCGGACATTTGAGCACCTAAATAAATTTCATAATGTAATTTATGGTCTACCCTTTCTAATATCTTGCTAAATTTACGAATAGTTAATTCATAAATATCATCAAGTTTCAAAGGTGTCGAAATTAAGACACAAATCATTTGGTCTTCAAGGGTTCCCATTTTATAAGCATTTTGCTTTATTTTATAAGCTTCTGCCTTTTCCATAGCGTCCCTAACTTCTTTTTGAATTGTATCATCTATATGTTCTATACAGTTTTGCATAAAAATAATATCTGTTATTTTATCGCAATCTTCAGAATCATAAGTAATACCATTTATTTTAAAAATGGCTTTGCCATTTTCATCTAATCCAAAATAAAATAAACTATCATCATCTATATGTAAAACCATTTTCAAAAGTTCCTTGAACATATATAAATATGGCAACTCTGTCGAACTAGACATATAATATAAAAATCTTAAATATGTCATAGATATTACCTCGGGATTTGGTATACTATTTTTATCTAATAATAAACAACTCACATAAAAATGAAAATTAAGGTATTCATCCATTTTGGCAGGATAAATATTTAATTCTTTATATGGAATTGGTTTATCATAAAATAAATAATAATCATATTGTTTTAATTTATCCATTAAGCTAAATTAACCCCCATAGTTAAAATTTTTCCTTTATAAGGCTTTTCACCCGCAGTAACAACACGGCAATAAGTTGTGACGTCGTAATCAAAGAATAAGACCCCTACTCCTCCAACGTCTACACCATTTAATATTTCTATTAATTTTTGAATAATAGTATCCAACCTAGTAGTATAGTTTGATAAGTGATTAATTTGAGAATGAATAAAAACTTCCATATTTACACAACATATTCCATAAGTACGAGTAGTCGGATAAATAGAAGAAGGATATATTCTCAAATAACTTTTTTCTTTATTAGTTGCCTCATCCATAAAGAAATCTAAAAATACATTGCAATCATCCTGTTTTGTTTTACCATCATAAATCATTTTTGCCTTTTCTGCTTTAGTTAAATCTGGTTTATTCCAGGCATCCGCATCTGTATATTTTAATAATTTCCATATAATTTCGGCCTCGGGACAAGTCATTAAATATTCCATTATTTTATACCCAATATGAGGCATAGATTTATAAGTAGCATAAGCATTTTTAATAGCCTTTGTATCAACCATTAATATAACCCCCTTAATGTAAATTCAAATACTTTAATTATATCTCCACAAGAACATTGAACCTTAATAGGGCTCAATAAATAAAATTTCTTATTGGTAATAGTAAAAGTATTTTCATTCACAGTTAATTTATAATTATTTCTTGGAACATCAACACTAACATCCTTAATTTCAATAGAATCATCTTGTTTAATTCCATTTTTATATAAATTAACATTAAAAGTAATAACTTCTCCCTCTAAAACATAATTTATATCTGGACTAACTAAAATATCATATTTAGTTTCAGCTGAACCACTTTCTAATACCGTAATAGTCATAGAACCATATATATTTTTATTTTTAGCCATAATAGCATATATTTCGGCGGTACCGGCTTCTAAAGTTTTAAATTTATTACCGTCTATAGAAATAATATCATCATTTGAAGTTGTCCAAATAATTTCTTCATCAACAATATCTTTTCCTTTATATATAACAGCATTAAATTCTGATTCGACACCTATATCGTAAAAAGCATTATTTTCACTAATATCAATACTATATTCAAACCTTTCGGTATTAGCAAATCCGTTAATTATATCATCTTGTTGATAATCAATTTCATATTCTTCCATATAAAATTGAGTAACAGATGGAGAATTGTCATCTCCTGTGATTGTATTAAGAGAATTGCCAAGCCCACCAGCATATAATCTAAATCCGATTCTTTGCTCTGGGACGCCAAATAAAAATCTATCATTAGGTTTTATTTTTCTTGTTCTACTATTTCTTTGGCACCATACATATTGTTCAGCTTTACCAGTGACAATGGTCATAGTGTCATTATTATTCGTGAACCTCAACACTTGGTCTATTATGCAAGGCTCATATATTTTATTCCCATTTTCATCAAAAAATCTTAATGTATTATTACATCTACGAACTTCTGCCGTAGTTACTAAGCCAGCTCCTCCGTCTACATTTGTTACCAAATAATAGTTTCTTCCCCATTTGAATTTCATACCAAAGTATGGTTCAACCGGGAAATCCGGAGTAAATATAAACACTTTATAGTCATTACCGACTTGAATCCCTGTATTATAATTAACTACAGGGTCTACTCTTACCATAGGTATTGGTCTGAAATCCCTTTGTCCATAATGAGCTTCATATTGAATTTCATTATAAACAACATTTGGAGCATTATCAAAAGTCTGTTCACATATAGCTACATAATCATCATAATAAGATTTTGTTGGATTTGTAACTCTAGTTGGTCTTGATGATTTATAATATCTTAGTGTCATCTTTAAGTACCGCATCCTTCATATCATTGATAAGATTAGTACAATGGTTGACTATATATTTAACTCTATCGTGTTCATCTGGGCTAAAGCTTTTCATACCTTCTATCATATATAATAATTCTATATAATATTGATTGTCTTGCCACAATTTACTAGCCCCAGTTAATTTTGTGCTTAAAAAAGTAAGATGTTTTTGATAATTATTATAAGCTTCCTCGCGGGAATATACGATTTCGCTTTCTTTATTTTTACCTTCAAAAATGGGCAATGTCTTCCAACATTGATTTATTAATATAGTTAAAGAATCTAAAGTTGCTTGGTCATCTAAATTAAAATCTTTCTTCATATTAATCTAGCGCCCACTTATTTAACCAATTAGCTTGATTAAGACTATAAGTAGTTTTTTTTGTAGCAACTTGTTCCATTAATTGGTCTCTACGGTTTCTTTTGGCATTTAAATTATTGGCTTCTGAATATCTATGAGCCTCTTTATTATTTTGCATCATACCAACTATTTGTCTAACATCGTTGATTTCTTTATCTAACCACGCTATAACAGTATAATCAGCTATAATACTTTTTTCAACTTCACTCAGTTTACTTAAAAAAACTCTTTTTTCATTATCTCTCAAAGATAAATCTTTTTTACAATTTTCAAAATTTGCCAATCCTCTTACCATAAAACCTTCTAAAACTATATTAAAATCATCTGGAGAATCCACAGCCAACCTATTTAGATGGTAATCCTCTATAGAAACTAAAGCGAGGTCAATAATTTCATCATATGAAGTAGTTTCAACTTCAATATCTTCTGAATCTTCTTCTGAATTTATATCAGAATCAGTTCCTGGAGTTTCAGTGATATTATCTTCTGAAGATGTAGTATTTTCCCCTTCTGTACCAGTTTCTGTTGGAGTTGTAACTAATTCTTCTTCGGTATTCTCCATATTTACCCCTCCTAGTTATCATTCTTTAATATTTCAGATAATTTCTTTTGATTTCTAAATTCATCCATTATATCTATATTCATATCTTCATTAATAACTTGAACGATATTCATATCAACACTTTTTTCATTTTCATTTAATTTTTCGAATATAATTCTTTTTAAATTTTCTTTTTGATTTTCTGTCATTCCAGAAAAAACCTTTTCAAATGCAGTTCTATCTTTATTAAATAGACCTAACATTTCATCATAACTTAATAGTTTCTTATATACGTTTGTTAATTTTTGACTCTTAACAACCTCATCATCATTTATGAAGAAATTTCCACCTTCAACAAAAGACTTATTATTTTTTATAATTTTTTTCAAATCTTCTAATGGAATACTTTGTTCTTCTCCGATGTGTTCAAATGTATAAATTTCGCCTTGGCCATATCCTTCGGTTGATAAATTTAATTGACCAACAGTTAAAGAAGTAACAGTAACATCTTTATTCTTTTCACCAATATATTGAGTAATGTTTTGAACTGGTTGTTGTTGACTTGTTATTTGAGCAAACATAGTTTGCATTTCTTTCATTTGATTTAGTAAGTTTTCATATTCTGCTTTACTTACTGTAACTGTATCATTATTTTTACTTGTACTTGTTTTTTTAGTCGTACTTGTCATAATCATTATCTCTCCTTTTTTACTAAAAATAAAAGGGGTTGATTTAAATATCAACACCCTTTAAAATTATATAACCTTAAATTATAGAGTTATTTCACCAGCAATAGCTGAAGTAAATGCACCTACACCATAAGATTTATATAATGTAGCAACTTGTTGTAAGTTTGCATTGTAGAAGTTAGTTTCGTTGTTAGCTAATGTAGAACCTTCGATAAATACTTTAACAATCTTATCAGTTCCCGGACATAATACGTAAATTCTATTGTCAGCTAATTTAACTGCAAATTCAGTTTTGTAGTCAGCGATTTGTTCTAATTCAACACAAGAAACTCCAAAGAAATCTCTTAAGTATCCAACTCTAACATATTCGTCTCCTAATAAAATTCTAGTATTTGTTGAAGCAGGTAAGATTTTAGATAAAGCTAATTTAGTTCCTAAGAAAATAGCTTGTTTTCCACCATTCCAAGCACTAACTTTTTGAGCTAATGCGATAGCAGAATCTTGAGTAAATCCTGTAACTTTTAATTGAGTAGCACCAGCAACGCTTGGTAAATTATCCATAGCTGCTGCAAAAGCATCATAAATATCATATCTCATTTGAGTTTCAATAGATAATACAGCTTTTCTTACGAATTCAGCTAATGTATAAGCTCCTCTTAAAACATCATATAAAGAAATTCCTACAGAAATTGCACGAACTTCTGGAACGATTGTCTTTTCTCCTTTAAATTGTCTTGTAATATCGAAATCTCTTCTAGCTCTTCCACCTTTAGCAACAATTAATAAGTCTCTTGGTTCAATATCAACTTTTAAGCTATCTCCCCAAGCTCCGTTTTTGATTTCAGCTATCATACCGAAATCTTTAAATAAAGCATCAGGTATAATTAAGTCTGTAATCATACCGATAATAGCGAATGCAGATTCTTTAACGTCTGAGAAGTTGCAGAAAGTAGCTAAGTCAGCATAATCAGAAATTTTTCTTCCTGACATTTTTTGCACTTCATCTTTATAGAATTCTAACATTTTACTATTCATTTCTTCAAAAGTAGTACCGTTAGCACTATTCTTTTTACCATTAACATAAGATTCATAATATTCAACAAATTTTGAATAAGCATTTTTTCTTTCTTCGTCGTTTGCTGTAAATGCTAAAACACTATTTGGTAATCTCATTTTTATTTCTCCTTTCAAATTTTTATTTTTTTATTTAATTAATTAGATAGCAACGCATTCTAATAAGTATGCAGCTACTCTTTGTGAACCGATAGCACTTGCTCCACCGATTGAAATATAAGCTGAATCATCTAATACTTTATAAGATAATCCGTCAACAGCAGCACTAGCAAATTGTAATTTGCTTTCTCCAGCAGCAGCAACAGCAAAATCATCAGCAGTTCCTTCAATTCCTTCAGCAGAGATTAAAATTTTATCTCCAACTTGAGGTCTGTAAGCACTAAATACTTTTCCTTTTACATTTGTAAATGTTCTTGGGTCATTGATACCGATTTTATATTCATTTCCAGCAGCATCAGTAATGATAGTATCTTCTGGACTAAATACCATAAATAAATTATGTAATGCAGATACGGCAGCAACTTCATAAACTTGTTCTTTGCTATAGTCACCAGCAGCAATTATTGCTCCATTTTCATAGTCATTAGTATCATCTATAAAACTAGCGTTTAATGAATCAATATTTTTAGCAGCAACTAAAGTAGGTACTAAAACTGTTTTCATAATTTTCTTTCTCCTTTCAAATTTTCTATTACCACGTATATTTAGATATTTGTTTATTATCTAAAACATCGTTAATAGCCACTTTTGTAAATTTTTTGTTTTCGACTTTATGATTTTTTACTTTATCAAAAGCCTTTGCTTTAACTTCATTATCAAAAATGTTTAATTCATCTAAAGAATATTTATTTGATTCTTCTCTTAATTCTGAAATTTCATCAGCTGTGAATAAATCAATAACATCAGAAAGTATATTTTCAACTTTTATTGCTTTTTCTTCAGCTTCATATTTTTCAACTTTAGATTGTAAAACCTCACATTTTTCTAATAATGAATCTCTTTCAGCCTTAACTGATTCAAAATCTTCAGTTTCACCTTCAGTTTCCTCTATAGGTTCTTCGGCTTCACAATTTTCAGTAGGAAGATTTTCATTGTTTTCAGATTCACAAACACATTCTTCTTTACCACATTTTTCGCATACTTCGTGCTTACATTCTTTTGCTTCTTCTGGGTCAATGTCTGTTTCATTTTCAACTTTTTTTTCTACATCTTCCTTAGATTCATCTTCATCATCAGAATCATCATCTTTTGATTCATCATCAGAATCATCATCTTTATCATCTTCAGAATACATAGTTTCGTTGTCTTCTTTAGATGATTCTTTTTCGTCTTCAGCTGGTTCTTCTTTAGCTTCTGCTAAAATTTCTGTTGTTTCTGTATTAACTTCTGTTTCTTTAACATCTGCTTCTTGAACTTCAACTGTTTCAACTACTTCTTTAGTTTCATCCATTGTTCCTACTTCCTCCTTTCCTGAAAATTTCACCACAGCAGTATCTTCACGGTGTTCATTATAAACTTTTAACGCATTTTCACAGTCAAATTTGATTATAGATGCGCCACTGCCTTCACAGGCAGGTACGTGGTCAACTCCTAAAATTGTAACGCCATTAAATACGAATTCATCTATTGTTAATAAATTATCATATTCATCAACTTCTCCTCGTAAAACAGTAATTTCCATAGAAACATCTCTATGATTTTTACCGTTAGCAAAAATGTCATAAGCCCATCTCGCATAAACCTTGGACATTATTGCTTGCGCTACAAGATAGGTTCTTTCCCCTCTTAATTCAAATCTCATTTTTGAACTTTCTGGGAAAAATCCTACTATCATTTCATCTGGTTCGTGGCCTTCAAAATCAACGCCATCAAAACCAGCAACCAAAAATTTATTCTTTAAAGTATCTTTAGCTTTTACTAAAGCCTCCCTAGAAATAGGGACGTTATGTCTATTATTACCATCGTGACAAACATAAACTTCAACAATAGCTAATTGGTCATCAGAATAATCTTCGGCAACTATTTCAAAATTTTCAACATCAACATTAAACATCTTTTTAGCCATCAATTAATCCCACCTTTCTTAAAAATTTAAGTTTAGCAGGTAAATGGTTTAAAACTTTTTGTAGTCTTTCATTATTGACAAATTTCATTTTCTTGCCATCTCTTCCCAATAAAGGAAATCCTTCGCTAATTAGAAAATTGCCAAGTGTTTCACCACAAGTGTATATGTTAGAAAATTTCAAATCTTTTGAATTAACTATAAACATATATAACCCTCCTTTATTGGTTTCCACCTTTTTCTATATTTGAGCCTCTACTACGAGTTTCGATTCCGCTATTAGTTAAGTCAGAATCATCCTTAGTTGGCCTACCAGTTCCATTACTATTTCTACTTCCACCATCAGTATTTGTTACATTACCTTGAGTATAAATATTAATCATTGGTCTTAATTTATCTATGAAGTCACTAGCATTCATTTCTTCTAGTTCTCTTTCCAATTCTATTTTATTCATACCTAAAGATGAAGCTATTTTATTAGGTAAAACAACACCTTTATCTGCATACTTAAACGCAGCATCTTGTCTTCTTAATCTATCAAATTGGTCATTGCATCCAACA